TAAAAAGCTGACAAAGAAGAAAGATAAGGTAGAATAATTATCCGTAGATAAGTGTAATACCCGTGACTTATCTACTGGCCTATTTTTAATTCGTGAGTGTGCGGTATAACTTGATTAGGTTTTGGAGCAATACGGACTCCCTCGCATAATTTTGCGTACTCACTTTTTGGATCGAAGTATATACCAGCCAGCATAAGTTCACCACAATGTTTAAGTCTTGCTATTTCATAATCTAATTTTTTTGCATTTAACTGTTGTTCTTGTAATTTAATTTGTGTATTAACTGCATCAAGACAAGAATTTTGAAACCTGTTATCTAGTGGGATATTAAATGTAAATGCAAATCCAAAGTTAAGTCCTAGAGAATCCTTGTTACCACTATAATTGTCCTGATAATAAAGTATGTTTCCTGGATTATCTGGCACGTTATCATTGTTGGCATCTGTGTTGTCGTACACAGGAGTTTGATAGGTGTAGTCCTGTGGCCTTCTTTGATTAAACGTGGTGGTGACAAAAGGGCTAAATCCCATTTGCGGACCAGAACAAACTATCCCATTTCCGTATTGATTTTCTACCATTGGACCCCCCAAAACCTGTGTGGCAAAGTTCGATACGCTTGACGAGGATTGAGCTACGGGTGCTGCTGTATTAGAGGTATTGGCAAATACAGGATTACCTATAAGACTTATTGCGAGAAGATAGTTGTGGTATCTGTGACGCTTGTGCTTTCTATGGTTCGGGTTATGTCGGTTACGGATTCTAAACCAGGTGCTTGATAAACTTCTGTAAATTGAAAGGCATCTCCCTGAGTTGTCTGAGTCCAGTTTGGTCTTTGATCTAGATTTAATCCCTGCCATGTATGAGTAGTTCCGTTTATAGTTTCACTAACTGAAGTAGCTGCTGGAGATATAGAAGATCCGTCATGTTGTATTCCTGATCCTGTAACCGAGTACAAAAACCCAGAATTATACTCTGT